ACATAGGTATAGAATATATTGTTACACCATTAGTATCTGAACGTCTTAATGAGTGTACTCCATCTCTAGAACAAAACATTAAGTCTGAACCAGCAGGGGCAATCGTATTATGACTAATAGTTCCTACTTTTACATTGGCTTTATCATCTATTGCCCAATACGTATAATCTGGGTGTAGTGAATAAACTAGTGTTTGATCGTTAGTGAATACAGCTAATTTGTTATTTTCAAATACTCCTAAGCCTTTTATTTCGTCAGCAGTACCAATAATATTAGCTATATCTATATCAGCAGCTTTTAAAACAGAGGAAGAAGCAGTATCTTCGTCTGCTGGAAATACATTGTTTTCATCAACTCTACTAATATCTATTGTTGTTCTTTTATCTGGCGCTCCTGCTATTGCTAATCTTCTTTGAATAGCAACACCGAATGCTGGTCTGGGGTCTGAATTGGCAAGTACTCTACTAAATTGTTGTCCGTCATAACTATAAAAATTATTATCTCTACAGAAAAATAAAACATTATCGTTATATAATGTTGAAGTAACAGTATTGTTTCTAGGAAAAACTTCTTCTGCAAAGTGATCTTCGTCTGACTTTAATGAGATACCTCCTCCGTCTAACTGCGCCCAGACAAGTTTATCTCTTCCATAAAATGCTACGTGCTTGATTAATCTATCACCAGAAGTCCTTTGAACTGCTCCTGGGTCTCTTACTATAGAACCTCGCCAATCAGCGAAGCCATTATCAATTTCTATTAAATGTTGTTTTTGACCTGTGTCTAATGCGGCTTTATCTCTTGAAGCATCTATGCCTTGAAAATCTTCGTAGGGATATACTTTTACCTTTACACCAGATGGTGCATAAGATGTTGACATCTATGACCTCCCAACGTCATAACCTCTGCTATTAGAAAGATTGTCTGATCCTCTATCCATAGGACTTAATACTATTTTAGCATTACCATATTTTCTATTGAATAATATTCTATTCATAGTTCTAAAATACATAGGACCATAAGCCTCAACCTTATTACTTTGTTGTTGTACCGAATAATGATAAAGCAATCCTGATATCATGATTTGGTCGGGAACTTGTCTATGTTCCGTTGGGTGTACATAGTAATCTACTTCTAAGTTATCCCAATAAGGGTGCGCTCTTAAATCTTCTAATACTAGATTAGCAAATTCAATAAACATCATAATCACTTCACCATCAACAGTACCTGGGTGCATATCACCGTATCGTCTTAATGATTGTTGAGCCAATGTCTGTAATGCAGAATATGGTTCACCTAGTTGTGGATTGTTAGCTGAATATCTATGTCTATCTTTTACATTTTCATCTAGATATTTGAGAGTGTTTTCTGTTGCGTCTTTGTCTTTTTCTTTATCTATTGTCTTTCTTAAATCTACAGGACCTGGTCTTGTATTATCTTTATGATCTTGGTTAGTCGACTCCTTAGTCGGCTTCGCCATATCTTTGTAATCAGTTAGCTGATTAGCAATCCCTGGTTTGAATGGTTCTATCGTACCTTTCTTTGTAGAATTAAAGTTTGCCATTACTCACTATCACCTTTGATTAATCTTCCTGTTATAAAGTGATGATGAGTTTCGAACCTGTCACATAAAGAAGCTGGTATACGAAAACAAACATGAGTTTTATCTGAGTTCCATAAACCATTATACAACTCTCCTGCTATCTGCATATCCCATTTTACAGGCTCTGGTTTTGCAGACACATAATATGCCCACTCCGATCCTGTTTTCTTTTTAGTAACTATAGTGTCTTTAACTGCTTTTTGTGCTTGTATTGTTTGAGCTTTCTTTGCTGATGCGTTTTTTTTATCTTTTGTTTTTACCATAATTTTCTCCTTTGCAATAAAAAAGGGTCAGAGTATACACCCTGACCCTTAGTTTACTACTGTTTAAAGTACTTGTCGTCCTAAGCTAATATTAGCTTAAAGCAGACCAGTTTTTAACTCTGTGATGAACCTTAGCCTGAGTCATTTCTAACCCACACTCGGACATATATAGATGTTTAACACCATCAAAGTCATTAGTTTGTATGTCTCTTACTAACTGAGTATCTCTACCGTCCATATATCTATAGTTCAAATGATTCATATCTAAGATAATCATCTCTTGAGCTAAAGCAGATATTTGTCTGAACATTGGGTGCATATACACTAGTAAATCACCAGCAAATGTAGAGTATCTTGTGAAGGAAACACCATAAGAATTGTCGATCTGTTGTGGAGACCATCTGTTCTTACCAACTTCCATCATGTTTGTTATTGCTCTAGGACCACAGAAAGCGACTTTTTCGTTTGAACCATAAGCGAATATGGATTCAATCAAAGTTTTGTCAAACTCTTTCTCAGTCATTTTGTTAGCGGCAGCAAACCCTGAAGCACAGTCCGTGACGTTTGTTATCATATTTAACAAACCTCCAGTAGACCTTGTCGGAGTTGCAGTAGACCCATTTGCGACAGCTCTTGATCCAAAGAAGAACGCTCTTTCAATATCACCCATATGTAATTTAAGTGCTTTTGTAAGTTGTTCTTGCTCTTTATCACCTGTTCTAAGGTAAGTGTTTTGCAAAGTTCCAGATACTTGTACAGCAGTTTTAAAAATCTGCGTGAAGTTGTAATCTGTAGTAGGGTCAAACGAGATAGCAGTAGGAGCAGTTCCACCTTCTTGATCGGCAAAACCAGCAATTACTAGTACTTCGTTGTCTGCGACAGCTTGAGCTGTAGTACCACCAAACGCTCTAGAGATTGCTACTGTGTTAGCTGAAGCATTTTCATCAGCAGTACATAGTAAGTTTTCACTAGTTGTTAGGTTAGTAAGTACAGTTCCTTTAACCAAGAATGCTTCATCGTCAGCATTATCAAAAGTTAAAGTAGTCGCACTTGTGTTTAACGCACCATTTACAGTGATGACTCTGTTAGGAAGTTCATCTCTAAAGTGGTTAAACTTAGGGTCATCTGTACTTTCAGATGATGCCATAGCCAAAAGAGCTTGCAAAGGTGCAGACCCATTTGGTTCTAAGAGAGTAAATAACTCTCTGTAGTTCGTAGGACGGAAATCCGTTCCGAATTGACCAGTCCCACGTAGTCCTTGAATAGCAGCCATAATATCCTCCTTTATGTTAAGCTATTTAACGTGTTTAGTTAATTCGACCTCGTAGTCCCACATACTGCATTGAGCGAAGATTGTGTGAATAATTAGTCTAGGGTAAACCATAAAAGCCGTAGCGATATTACCATTGGCTACAGTTTATAGGGATTATTATATTAAAGTCGTCCTTGTCAACTAAGAAATATTACGTTTCTTCATGAAATCACCAGCTACTTTGTTGATAAAATCATCATCAGGGCTAGCTTTAGCAGGTGCAGTACCTGACGCTCCTGGTGTATTTCCTAATGCTCCAGTAAAAGATTGTCGTCTTTTAGCCATCGCTGTTAGTCTTTCCATCTCTGGGCTGTTCTGACTGTTTTTAAAATCACCAACAACTTGCATAGTTAATGCAGGATCAATAAAATCTTCAATCGTATATCCTCTACCAAAAGCAAAATTATAGAAATCTTGTTCTGCATCATCTGATAAACCATGTTGTGATTGAGCCTGATTAAGATTATTAGCAGCCATTTGTTTCATAGCATTAGCTTGAGCCACACTAGCGTCTTGTACTTGCTTTTGTGTTCCTTCTACTAATCCTTGAGAATGTGATTGAACATTCTTTAATAGTTTCTTTATTTCAGAGTTTTCTTGCATGACACCCTGAAGCATTCCAGCAGCTTCCTTATATTTAGGAGGTAAAGATATTGCGTTCTCTTCTTCCCACTTAGACATATCCTTTTCAATTTCCCCTAAAGGAATACCAGGACTATCTGGTGTAGGGTCTCTTTGACCACCCATTACAGGGTTCTTCATATAAGCAGTAGAAGCAGCAGTTAAAAACTGTGCTATATCTTCTCCACTTATTTTCTGTCCACTCTTGCCTACTTCAGAGGCTATTCTTTGAGCCAAATCAAGGACAGGTTTCATAGGAGCCACCTCTGTTTGGTGTTTATAGTTTAAGTCACTATATCTCTTGTATGTATCTTTGATTTGTTTTTCGGATAAAGTACGAGCATCACCCTCTTTATCTCCCATCTTGACTTTAATAAAAGCCTCTTCTGCTGACTTATCACCTTCAGTTTTTGGGCTTATTGCTTCAGCAACTTGCTCTGTAGGTGTTGGTTTGGGGGAAACTTCTGTAGTTGCGGCTACGTTAGGATCAGGTTGAGCCTTAGCATTTTCCTGAGTCACTTGTGCGGCTTCTACTTTTTTTTCTCCTAGTTTTTTGGAAGCGATTGCTTCTATTAGATCAGCACCTGGTTGTGTGTCTACTTGTGGTATGTTCTTGTCTATTGCCATTTTGTTTTCCTTTCCTAGCCTAAGCGAGGGTTAAATAGATGAAGCCTAAGCGTCATCTGGTTTATTTACGGTAACTTTACTCTCTGCCTCATTTAAAACAGCGAATGTTAAATCATTCTCTAGTTTTGTTTCGAGAACAGAAGGCATTTCTACCAACTTTCGAGAAGCCCATAATGCTCCTCGTCTCCAATTAATCTCATCAACTGACATCTTTGGATCATTTGAGAGATTATAAGCGGCTTGAAGTACTTCATCTTTCATTACTTGCTGAAGATATTTCCAGCCGTCACTCTTATTTAGTCCTTTTACAAGGGCTAATAAATTCTTTAATTCCTTAGAACTTAATCCGTTACTAAGTTGTCGGCTATCCATGCTGAACTAGCCGCTCTAATTCCATTAACATCTGTATATTCATCAATAAGATCATAACCGAAAGTTTTTAAAATAGCAATCTTTTCGTCTACAGGGTGAGCTGGATATTGACCAAAGCCCATATTACAAGCTATAGCTGCTATTTCATCTAAGTCAGTAACTTTGCTTAGTGATGCTTTTGCTGGTTGATCTGCAACATCGCTCTCTTTATTTTTAGGTACTAATATATATATAGAACCATTCATGGCATAACCACCATGAAAAACAAAATCGTCATCACCTGGATCAAAATCTTCCATACCAGTCCAGTCGTATTTATAAATTGTATGTAATTCGTTTGTTATATCTGACATATTATCCTATTTCTGATTTTCTTGTTAGATTGTAGTTGTAACTATCCCATGATTGACCCATTTGGTGAGTACTACCATAACCTTGAGTCCATAAAGAACCGTCCATCATAAGAACGCTATATCCACCTTCTTCTGTTGTACTTTGTTTGTAACCTAGAGTATCTATATCTCTAACTTGTCCTTGATAACCGTATGGCATTGGAAGTGCGTATGGTGAAGTATTTACCATAGTAGCAGCAACACCGTATATTCCTTTATCGTGGTTTCCATAACCCCAAGAATATATAGTTCCATTTACTTTGTTTTGCCAATCCTCTTCGTTGTCATGAGAAATACACCAAGTACTACCGTAGTAAGTTCCTGTATTAGATAATACTGATACAACTTTTGAAACCCAAGTTAAATTAGCGTCTTTAACTGGTACGTTTTGAGAACCTGAAGTAGTTCCACAACCTGATTGACCTTCGTTGTTTGGACCCCACTTGTAGAAGTCACCATTATCTGTAGTAGCGTACCAAGAACCTTGTGGTAAACCCACACCTTGCCACATATCTAAAACTTTAAGACCTGCTGTTGATGAGTTGAAAGTACTAACTAAAGTTGGAGTTGTTTTATTTCCTGAAGCATTATTATCTCCAGCTTGACCTGTGTTATTATATCCACAGTAGTATAAATTACCATCTTCATTTAATATCATGCAACCACCGTTATCACCTGAACCAGAAGTAGCGAACTTAACAATTTTCTTGTTAGAGCCTGCTTCTAGTTGAACTGGTGAATTAGAAGCTACACTGTTTGTAGTTCCGTTACCACATTGGTAAACATTGTTACGTCCCCAAGCATATAATTTATATCCATCAACTGGTCCTGAAAGTGCATAGCAAGTTGAGTTTGAAGCATCAATTACTTGAATAGCTTTTATATCTTTTCCTGCTAATCCAGTTATCTGTGTTGGAATACCTTGAGTAGCTGTTGAATTTGAAGTAACTTGGTTTTGAGCATTGTAACCCCAACACCAAACATTTCCTGAAGCATCTAAAGCCATCGGAGTTATATTTGAACCTGATCCCCCTGGAAGAGCGTAATAGATAATTCTATCAGCCGTACCTGGGAATTGTACTGGTACCATTCTATACTCAGCACTTGTGTGTGAAACACCTAATTGTTTATTGTTGTTATAACCTCCAGCCCACATTTTACCTTTGTCATCTAAAAAATATGAACTATCGTAACATCTACTAGCTTGAATTACATTACCAACTTGTTCTGACTTTTGAATATTGTCATAACCTTTGTTTTGATCTCTATAAGGAGCAGGATTGTAAGTTGCTTTCCAGCTATTACTAGGATCGGGCATTGAATAATTAGTTGAGCTTCCCCAATAAATTGCTTGCTTCCAAGCATTGTCATTGTATTGAACAACGGCACTACCACCTCTCCAAGTTCTATGATCTCTACAAGGCATCTCCGTAGGATAAATACCTTTATTAGCGTGTAGTGGGAAATTAGTACTGTCAGTAACTTCTGGTATTAGAGAGAAGTGTTGTCTAGTTCTTCCATTAGTAGCCGTGCCAGGATAACCTGGAGCTTCTGGGTCAGCAACTCTACAATCAATAGAATTACCAAGTCTGTAAGTATAACCACCTCTCTTACCAACGTACTCCCATTTAGGAATACCATATCTCATCATTAACGCAGTTCCAGTATTACCAGCAGGTAATCTTGCTTCTCCAGTTAAAGCGTAAATATCAAATTGAGATTCACCACCAACTCCAGTTGCAGAAGATGTTGCATCGTAAGGGTAGATAGTATCTACCGTTGCGTTTGTAGGAACAACTATTGCTACTTTAGAATTAGCCTGACCAGCAGTTCCTGTGTAAGTAATATCGTTTGTGCTATCTGTTGGAGCAATATCTAAAAGCTCTGTTCCTGATCCGTGTGTTCCGTCTTTAGTTGTAGAAAACTTAAGAAGTTTCCCTGTCATTGAATTGTCAGAGACATCGAAGTTATAAGTTTTACCTCTATATATAGATTTAACAAATGTAACTTAAACTAAGTGCCATTACCACTCTGGAGGATCATCATCAAATCGTCCCATACTGACCTCATTGAGACTATCATCGACATATGGATCTGGATCATTTGCATCCATCTCGCACCACCAACACATCTCTTCGCATTCCCAATCATATAGCTCATTACCACAAACCTCGCATTTAATCATCGTCTATACCCCATTCTGCTTCAAACTCGTCCATCAGTGGAAAGACAGATCTCGGTTCCATACCACCATTATGAAAGTTAACCAAATCTGTTGCGTAATGTTCCAGTTCTTT